TACCTGAGTATAGAACATTCGTTGCTGATACAGCTGCTGAAGAATCTTGAATTGCTTGGAAAGCAACTGTAGTTCCGAATGCTGCCTGAAGTGTTGCAAGAACGCTTCCTGCTGCTGTGTCGTTCAAAAATGAAACAGTAATTGAATCTGAAGCCAATCCAGTTACGAACTTATTGGCGGTATCGCCCATGGCCGTTACAGGAATCTGGTCTAGAACGCGGTTAAGAGTGAATGCAGTAACATGATCAGAAAGATTGACTGTAGCAATCTTAAATCCGACCTTGTTGTTTAAGAAAATTGCCATGGATTATTCCTCATCTTTCTTGGTTGATACTGGCTTTGGTGCTGGTTCGCTGACTTGACCAATCTTTTTCAAGAAGGCCAAATCCTCTGGTGTTAGTGACATATTAGCTCCAACTTGAACATAGGATTGATACGGACATCTCGCAACTGAGAAGGTCTCCCGAAGCAGCATTGAGAACGCTAGGTGCGCTTATTGCGCCTACATTATAGGTCAAAGAAGATGCAGCGAGTTTGTTAAACACTCCAACTACAAAATCTTCTATCCCGTTAAGGTTGCCCTCATTATCGAAAAGAGGGGTCGTAATAATCAGCCGAAAGTTGGCTAATGGACTTACTGTGTTGCGAGCATTATTGCTAGGAGTTATGTAAGGGTCGTCTGGACTCACAATAACTGAATTGGCTAATACTGTGGCAGGCGGGAATGCAAAGACTTGGTATTTTGTGTTATCGACTAAGGCGTTAGCTAGTGTCGTTCTGAGTGTAGTGAGAGCAACTGGCATTATCCCACCATCGAGCGTGGGTCGAGTGCGTGTGCTATCAATCCTCGCACCTTAGCGAGAAGCTGTGCGCTCATTCGATAAGGGGAAGGCTGGAAATCGACAAGATTGCTTCCACCTAAAGTAGCGGTGCGAGCTTGCCATATATCAACAGCGATCATCAAAGCTGCATTCTGTATAGCTGTATCTGTTGTCCAGACTGTGTAAGTCTCTGGAGCAACTGTGCCATAAGGCTCAATTATGTGATAAGGAACAGTAGTGGTGTGAGTAGTAGCAATGCTGATTGAGTATTCACCGACTGCTGTAATGGTCTTAGTGCCATTATATTTTGTGCCAGAATTGGTAATAGTTACAGACTGTCCAACATAAAAGACTTCTGTAATAGGTTCATTGAAATAAAGAGTGCCGATGTCGGGTACATTGCTATGTGCAACTGAAAATTGATTAGGTGTCCATAACATCGGAATAAGAACAGCGTCTGAAGCGTCACAGACTTCTTGGAGAACAGCATCAGTGTATAGCGTGCCGACACCCAAAGTGGTGCGTAATTCGCTGACTGTTGTAAGTGCCATTGCCATTCCTTTCTTAAGACTCTGGGGAGTAGAGGGCTACTACTCCCCAGAGCGACTTAGAGTGGTTCTATTATGTGAAGTTGAACCAGTTTGCGCCAGCTGCCAACTTGGTGGCTAGTGCTCCCTGACCAAATAGTAAAATATCTACTGTTCCGTCAGAGTTAATGTTTGTGCGAAGCTGCTGACGAGCAGATTCGTACCATGTGTAAGCATCTGGATTGATTACAACCATTGAATAATCAGTTGTACCTACTCCGCCTGAGCCCTTCATGTAACGAGATACACGAAGATCAAGACCAGCGACATTTCCGCGCAGTGAAGTAGGTGAAAGTGCTCCACCTGCATTCTGTGGATTCGCAGCAATATAAATTGGGCGACCAGCATCGTTGTATGACATGATGTTAGCCCATTGTTCTGGTGTTACAACCATGTTGCGACCAAATCCAAGTGATGCTGAATAAACAGCAGCAGCTGCACTTGAAACATAACTGAGCAAGCCTGTTGCTGAGTTAGCCTGTGCTGTTGCGTTAAGTGTTCCTACGCCTTGAATAGTATCTGTTACATATTCTTCAGTATCTTTTGCGTAAGCGTATTCCATTTGGATAAGAAGCTCGTCAAGAAATGCAGGTGTTGAGTTTGTTAGCAATTCAAGCGTAGTGATTGCACGACCCTTGAAAGACTTCTTTGTAACTGTTATGTAAGATGCTTCGAGTTGTGACTCTGTAACTGGTGCATTCTCATCGATTTGATCGACTAAAGGAACCTCAGTAATCTTTGGCAACTCAAATGTTTTTCCGAACTCTGGCATTGTTCCAGAAGAAATTGAATCAATAAGAGGACGATCTGCATTAGCCAAGAAATTAAGAAGTTGTGTGCTTTGTGGTGTTGGAATAAATCCTGCACCTGTTGTCTGATCGTTGTCAGCAGCGCGAAGCCATTGACGAGAATCATCATCACCAAAAAGGTTAGCCTTTAGTGTGTTTTCCAAGTAATTGCGCTTTGTAAGTTCGATTCTTGGCTTAGTGTAATAGCTTGCTGTAACTGTAGGACGAGCAGCTTCAACTGCTGCTGCCTCTACTGGTGCTGCAACTGTCTCTGGAGTATTCTCCACAGCTGTCTCGCTTTCTGTTTGTGGGTTTTCTTCAACAGGGATTACTTCCTCTGCTGCGATCTCTAGTATTTCTGAAGACGCGAATGCGGGAACAGTTACTAGAGAAACTTCTTTGAGTCTCGCTGAGGAGACAACTGTATGACCATCTTTGGATGGTTGAGATGCAAGGATTTCTGCCCCGATACTCAAGCCTGTAACTAATCCTTCTTGCGCCATGATAAGTGCGTCATTACCGCCTGAAGAACGACTCAACTTAAAGGTTGCATAGATACCATCTGCGCGAGTCTCTGAAGCAGTCATGCGACCAATAGGCTTTTTTAGATCGTGCTGTGATAGCAACTTAATCTTTGTTGGGTCTGCAATCTCAATAGAGTTAGCTGCAAAAGTATAAGCACCAAGATTAGTATGGCCGATTTCACCAGTACCAAGTGGCACAATCTTTCCAGAGATTTCTCTGCGTTCTTCTGAGCATTCGATTGATGATGCTTCGATGTATAGAGTTTCCATTAGCTGCCATTCCCGTTAGGTGATAGGTCTTCCATTTGCATTGCTTGTTCTGTTGTAATTAAACCAAGTGCTAACATCTTTTCTAGCACTAACAATCTTTCCATTGGCTCTGTACGCAAGAATGAGTCGTCTAAACTAAACTTGACATAATGTCCAGCAGTGCTGACATCATCCATACTGAGCCTAGACTCAATCGCTGAGACATAAGGCTGCAATGTGAAAGCGACCATCTGCTTGCGTTCATCCTGCACATTTGCATAGGTCATAGTCGTGTTCATCGAAGCACTAACATAATATGGATCAACAGAACAGAGTCTGGCGCATTCAGTCGCTAATCCTTGGATTGCATCCTGATAAGCCATGTCCTTAGGACTAAAGCCTGTAGTTTGATAATCAAGAGTTGCAGTTAAGTAAGCAGTGCCATTATTTTGGCGGGCGCGCTTCCATGCAGCAAGTAATCCAGTAACTTCATTAGGTGGAAGGTCAGCCCCCGAGTTTTTTAGGAACCCAGTCGCAGATGGAGTTTCCAGAGCTACGCTTGCTGCTTTTTGTGCATTAAGTGCTGCTCTTATAGTTGATGCGCCTACTGCAAGAATGCCTTCATCTTTTTGAAAAGTAATAAGAGACCCAAGACCTTCCATGGGTACAGGTTTTCCATCAACATAATACTGTGTTACATAATTATTCATTGCATCTGTATTGAATGTAACGCGATTGTTAGCAACCCATTGCGCGTTAGCCATTCTGTTATCTTCAAGATAAGTCTCAGTAATGAGCCAGTAGCTGACTCCATACATCAATAACGAATCAAGCGTAAAATAAAGGGTTTCGAATCTTGGTTGCGATCTAGAAGGTTGCTCTATCCATCGCGGAGGAGCGACCATTTCTCCAGTAGATTTTTTGTAGTATTCGAGTGGAATGCTGGCAATAGTGCCACAGATTAAATCGCGGCATCTTTTTATTGCGGGTACGCCAAGAGCTTCTACGCGAGAGATGGCGACTGGGAATACATTGTTAAAAGTGTAAAAATTGTCAGTCATTATCTGGGGCGCGTTTTGCGCTTCCAAGATTTGAGGCTTACGCGAGAAGATACCCATAGACAGAAATTGTAGCATTTGTCAAGAGATTAGACAATATGCTAGTGCGTGTCTAACTATAAATCTGAGGCTTAGGTGCTGGAAGCATTAACTTGCTTACGACCATTGCGATTCCAATAGGCGCGCTAATATCGCCAGAACTGCGCCTTTTTACGATACGCCAAGCTGAGTCATTGACTTTAGCTGCACAGTTATTCATTTGTTGGATTAGCTCTGCTTGACCATTATGAACGACCTTGTTAGTAACCAATCCAGTCAATAGATCACCACAGGCTTGGTAAAACTGCTGGCCTGAGACATCTTCAGTCATAACTCCAGCCTGCTTCAATCTATCGGCTATCGATTGAGTGGCATACTTGTCATAACAGACCATTCGCGGGTGAAACAAATCGCACCAGCCTTTTATCTCAGCTGCAATCTTTAGATCATCTACTGCGACCTGAGAACTCCAAGTCTGCATGATTCCAATGCCAATCCTTCCATCTGGAAGTAATTGTCCAGCGACTAAAGATGCGTTCCTTCTCGAAGGACTGACATCGAAACCAAATATAGTATAAGCCCCAACTGCAATTTCTAGCGTGTTATCGCTAGTATCTTCAAGGATGCCAAAAGGCCAAGGTGATTGCAAAGAATCTACGAATTGGCAAAGCGTTTCCGTTCTGGTCGTTTCTGTAGCAGCTGTAGCGATTGCTTCTTCAATCGACTCTTTAGTAATTATGTACCCCAGAGCAGGATTGCTAGGAACTACTGCATCTCGCCAAAAGGAATCTAGAGTTATATCTATCTTGCAATACTGCGGAGCAGAATACTCATAATAGCCAAAAGTCTCTGGTGGATACTCTTTGGCGCGTTCGACAAGCGAATTAAGCACACTGCTAAATACATCACCCGCATTCGATGTTAAAAATGTCTGGGCATTAGCGCGGGCTCGTGTGACTGGTACTGCTGCTTTATACCCGTCTTCTGAGATTTCTCGGATTTCATCAATCCATAAGAAGTCAGCAGTGCGACCTCTGGGAGAGGACGAGTTATCGCTGATTACATCGAGAGTGGCTCCATTAAGTAACTCTATTCGTTCCCCACCATTTGCGTACCTAATCACCTTAGTCATGGCCTTAAGCTCTGGTGTTGATTCTATGATCCATGCAATCTCTCGAAAGAGCATTAGCGATGTGGCTCTATTAGCAGACATGATAATTATCTTCTTTTCATCTCCATAGAACATGCCCCAGATAACTCTGACTCTGCCTAAATGAGACTTACCATTCTGCCGACTTATGAGCAGCAGGCTTGTCTTGCGCCTGTAATTATTCTTCTTATCCACCATCATCATGTCTTTGAGGATGAACTCCTGATATGGCATAAGCTTATCCATCTTTAGACGCTCAACCATTTCAATTACTTCATTAGCTCTGGTCTTGCCTTTGAGAAGTGGTGAATGAACCCTCGGTTTGGTTGCCCCTCGTAGCGGTTGGGTCTTTTTAGGCTTAGTCGTCATGGAATGGGATTAGGTCGGACTGTAAAAGGACTGTCCAGCATTGGTTCCGACTGCATCGGGGAGATACGGGAAGA